AAGTGGAACAAATATAGATACTTTACAATTTGGTAAACCAAATCCATTATTTATACTTATTCTACCAATTACAACACCATAATCAGCACATTGTCTAGTATAAATCTCACTTTGTAAAATCTTAAGTGAAAGTATTTCTAAGGATTCAAAATCTTGTTCGAGATGTACGTTAATTGCTTTGTCAACCCCAACTTGGGTTCTTATTCTATATGAGTTAGACATTAATTATCTTTTTAGATAAATAGTTTATTTGCTATTTTCAATAAAAGATAAAGGAAGTTGAGAATAAATAAATTATCAAGAAAAATTAACTGTTTTGAGATTTTTAACCCTAACAACAATATCTTTGTTTGGAAATCTAACTTGATAAGTTTGACTTGGTTCAGCAAAAATAGTGTCGTCAACCAATTCGATTTGTTTAGTGGTGGAATCCGAATATCTTTGTGAAGTTTGTGATGATGAATATTGTCCCCCAACTTTATTGAAGATTTGAATGTCTGAAACTGAAAGTACACCATTTTGAGATTGGACTAATCTTCTTATTTCTGAGACATTTACGTTTTGACCCATTTGTCTATTACCTGGGTCCATATATTGTGATACTATATCAATTATTTGAGTTACGAAAGCACCTTGATTTTGACTATTATCCAAAACAACATCAATATTAAATCCTAAATCAACAACATTTGCAGTTTCAACTGAGACATAATCATTAATCATTCTATAATTAGACAAGTAATTAGCGACATTACTCTTCAATGTATTTGAAACGATTTCTGTTAGCCTACCTGAATCATCGTAGGACAACATCTTAATTTTAAGTTTGTTATTTTCTTCAGTAACAGAAACTTTAGCAGGTGCGCCAAATTGTGATGGCATCGTTCTGATTACAGATTCATAGTCGTTGATTGTTACAGCTCTATTTTGTGCTGCAAAGTTATAAGTGACTAAGTTTCTAACCTCTTCAGTTGTTGGGGCTCCAGCACCACCAATTGCTGCTGTAACATTAGTACATGATAAAGAATTAACTACACTTGTATTTACACTTGAAGAAGGCCCATTAACAGCAAAAGAAACAGTCCCGATGTTGTTAATAACGTTTACACCTAAATTACTACCAGTACCACCACCAACTCTATATTGTATAAACAAAGTTGTGTTTGCTTTTAAGGTACTACCTAATGCTAAGTTATCAGAATATTTGTATAAATTAAGTTTGAATCCATTTCTTGCAAATTCAGCCAATTGTTCATCCGCTGATTGACTTCCACCACCAAAGGTCATTTTTAGAAAACCTTCTGGTGTGTATTCGGTAATAAATTTAGTATTTGTTTGTATATATCTACCTACTTTAATACCAGGGTTATCTGATACTTTGGTGGGGTCTTCAACAAAAACTCTATCCTCAATTAATGCTTTTACTTCATACCATCTATTGTCCAAACCTTGAAATTCTTGTGGTGAAGGAACACTGGCATATTGTGTACCATCCTTTAACAATACACTTGTTACACCCAAAACATTTCTTTCGGGTAAAAATAATTCAAAAAATGGTCTTACATCATTTGGTGTTACCACCCTTTTGAAAACTTTTGTAGTACCATTAACTACAGTTTCTCTTTTAGTTATTGTATAATTTAATAGTTTGTTGTTACTATCAAAATTTGGTATTTTAAGTCTATTTGGAAATCCATCACCACCTACAGCTGAAGCAAAATCGATATCATAAACAGTTTCAAATACTTGTCCAGCACCATTAACTTGAGCACCTCTTCTTAATATCCCACAATATCTTAAATCTTCTTTGTCACCAAAAGCCGGAACTATGATACTAAAATCAACTAAAGCTACTGAAGGTCTTTGACCTGGTACTTTAAGACCATAAGTTCTTGCAATATTGAAAACTGAGGATCTTTGTTGGGCATATTGTAGAATTGTTTCTTGAATACTTCTATCAATATTGTATTGTAAATTATCAGATACTGCAGCGTTCAAATCTAACAAAGCAGAAAATACTGAAGCGTCATTGAAGTTATCAATTAACTCAGGATAATAAGTTCTTGTAAAGTTTATTAATTCAGTTCTAATTGCCTGAAAATCCCTGGTTGTATATGATATTTTTTTGTTAGCCATATTTTTATATGTTAATAATTACAAAATCACTTGAGTTAAATGCCGAATCTGTGATTGTATAATCTATTTTAATTTTTGCAGTATGTTCTAATTGTCCTATGTTTGTAACAACAAATTCCCTTTCACCAGCGTCATTTACAAAAGTTCCCTTGTTTTCCTCACCATCAGATGCCGCAGTTATAGAGATATTTGTGATTGTTAAACCCGGTAGATATTCACCCACAGAATCTCTTATTTCCGCTTCAATGTCTGAAAAGGTAGGTCCATCCAATGGTTCGAATATGTACTCATACAATCTTGTACCAAAATCAGGTAAGTAATATCTTGTACCCTTTCTCGTTAGTAATAAATGTACCAAATTACTTCTAATTTCTTCATCACTGGTTTGTGATAGAGACAAGTAATTACCCTGATATGAGTCCCTAAATGGGAAATTTATTCCATATGTTTTACCATCAGCCATAACAATAAATATATAACCTATATTTTTTCTATAAATACCATAAAATAGAAAATCACGACATTAAGCCGTGATTTCTTTATTTAAGATGAACAACCAAAACATTCAAAAGGTGAATCTGTTGGTTTGTTTGTTATTACCTCAACGTGTGGTAATGTTGGTGTAACTTTTGGTTTTTCTATTTTAGATATATCTACTGCTAAATGTTTTGCACCAGTTGATATTGCTTTAGTTCTAACATAGTAACAAAGTGTTTTCAATCCTTTTTGCCAAGCGTGGAAGTGTGACGATGTTACTTTAGATAAAGTTGGGTTACCCATATAGATATTCATTGATTGTGATTGGTCAATAAATGGAGCTCTATCTGCAGCCATATCAATCAATTCTCTTTGTGAAATTTCCCAAATGGTCTTGTATTTCTTAATCAAATGTTCAATTCTTTTAACCTTTTGGTTGTATTTCTTATCTTCCTTATCTAAATAATTGTTGAAGTTAATATTCTGAATTGAACCTTCATTCAATATAATCTCGTTTTTCAAATCTTCACCCCAAATTCCAAGTTTCTCAAAGTCAGCAATTAGATATTTGTTTACAATCATAATCTCACCACCAACTACTCTTCTATTAAAGATTGCTGAGTGTGCTGGTTCAGTCATTTCATAAGAACCTGTTATCTTAGCTGAACTTGCAACTGGCATCTGTGCTGTGAACAATGAGTTACAAATACCATATTTCATAACATTTTCTTTCAAATCATTCCAATCCCATCTTCCTGATAAATCAGATTCAGATAATCCCCACATATCAAATTGGAAGATACCTTTTGACATTGGTGAACCTTCAAAGAAATCATATTTTGGATATTCACCATCGTGAGTTAATTTATTACTTTCACTAATTGCCGCATAATAAATTGTTTCAAATATTTCTTTGTTTAACTTCTTTGCTTCTTCAGAGGTAAACTCATAATCCATCAGATAAAATACATCAGCCAAACCTTGTGTTCCAATTGCAATTGCTCTTTGTTCTTTACCACCTTTTTCACCCTTACTTGTTGAGTAATTGTTGATATTAACAACTTTGTTTAATGCTCTTACAACTTTACAAGTTTCATTATAAAGTCCCTCAAAATCGAATTGTCCATCGTGAACAAAGTTCTTTAATACCATTGAAGATAGGGTACAAATAGCAGTTGTTGTTTCATCAGTATATTGGTAAATCTCATTACAAAGATTTGATTGTTTAATTACCCCAATGTTTTGATGATTTGTTTTTCTGTTTGCACTATCTTTAGAACAAAGATAAGGTACACCAGTTTCAATTTGAGATTCAATTACTTTATTCCAAATATCTTGAGCTTTAACTTTTTTACCTAATCCAAGATTAACTGCTTGTTCATATACAGATTCATATTCATCACCGAAACATTCTTGTAATGGTTTCAATCCTGATTTCTTGA